ATGTATTAAACTTCTCCACACCTTGATTACGAGAAATTAATCTACGAATTTCAGCTGTATCCTTCCAAGACATTTTTCCTATTTCACGCATAACTTTCATAACTTGTTCTTGATAAACTACAATTCCCCAAGTATCTTTGGTAATGTCTTTCATTAATGGATGAATTTTTTCCATTCCTTCTCTTCCCCATTTTCTATTTAAATATATTGTTGTAGATCCTGAATTGAGTGGTCCTGGACGAGACAAAGCATTGATATCTGCTAATTCAGTAAAGTTTTCTGGTTTTAATTGCCTACAAACTTGGTTTACAGATTGTCCTTCAAATTGAAATATTCCAAATAGTTTATTTTTATCATGGAATGCTTTAAATACTTTTTTGTCATTTAGTGAAAGATTGTATAAATCAATCTTTTCTCCAGTTCTTTCTTTTACAAGATTTACTGCTTTTTGAATAGCTGTCAAAGTATTGATTCCAAGGATATCAATTTTTAATAAACCTGTATCTTTTATATCATATCCATCTAAACTTATTACTGTTTCATCTCCACTTTTGTATATGGCACAAAAATCTGTAATTGGTTCATTACTTATAACTACCCCAGCTGCATGTTTACTTAAATTTTTAATTTGTCCTTCCATTTGGATTGCATATTTCAAAGCAGGATATTGTGCAACTGCTTGTTTAGGAAATTCAAATTCTGGATTCATCAAAGTATCTTCAATTGTGAATGATGCTCTTGAATCTCCTCCAGATCTTTCTATTATGAGTGCTTTTAACTTATCTGAAATAGAAAATGGTATACTAAATACTCTTGCAATATCATTAATACACATTTTACCTTTGAATGTTCCAAAGGTAGCTAAATCTCCAACTTTATCCTTACTGTATTTTGATACAAGATATTCTTTAACCAATCTTCTTTTATTGTCTTCAAAATCTACATCAATATCTGGAATATCTTCACGATTAATATCTATAAATCTCTCAAACATTAAATTATGTTTTACAGAATCAACTTCTGTTATGCCAATAATATAACAAACAATAGAACCAGCAGCAGATCCTCTGGCAGGACCAACTAATATATTGTTTTGTTTAGCCCAATTTATCATATCTGCAACAATTAAAAAATAATCAACAAAACCTTTGTTTATAATCAATTTAGTTTCGTATTTGGTTCTTTCAACATATTCTTTTTGTTTGGTAGTAAATCCTCTTTTCTTGAATCCATCTTTTACAAGTTGTTTGAAATAATCAATTTTTTCTTTTTCTTTCATAGGAAATTTCATAGGAGTTGCAGTTGGAAATGCAAAATCAACCATATCTGCTACTTTAATTGTATTATCAAGAGCTTCTGTATAATCAAAATCTGGAAATAATTCTTTAAAAGAATTTTCCATTTCCTTACGAGATTTCAAATATAAATCTCTTTGCTCAAATCTCCATCTGTTTTGGTTGGATATTTTATCATTGCTTTGGATACACAAAAGTATATCCTGTATTTCATTCTGATGTTTTTCTATATAATGGCAATCATTTGTAGCCAATAAAGGAATTTTGGTTTGTTTGTGTGCTTTTAATAAGAATTCCAAATAATTTTGTCCCTCTTCATAACTCCAAGGAGAAATTTCTATATAAAAGTTTTCAAATTTTTTACTAAATTCTTTTAATTGTTTTATTATTTCTTTTTCATCCACTCTACTTTTGTGCATTTTCCCAAATCTTCCAGATGGACATCCCGTTGTGAAAAGTAATCCTTCTTGGTTCTTTTCTAAATCTTTATAAGTTATTCTTGGTTTATAATAAAATCCTTCTAACCAACTTTTGGTTACAAGTTTAAGAAGATTTTTATAACCTTTGTTATTCAATGTTAATACAGTAATATGTTGGTATTTGTCTTCTGGATCTCTATTTTCATAATCATCAATTGCATACATCTCACATCCAAGAATTGGTTTTATTCCTGCTTTATTTGCATACTTATACCATTTAAAATGAGCACTAACATTTGCATGGTCAGTTACAGCAATTGCTGGTTGTCCCAATTCAATTGCTTTCTCAATATATTTTTGAGGTAATCCAAAACCATCTATAAAACTATATGAAGAATGCACATGTAAATGGCAGAAGTTGTCTTTTAGTTGTTTTTGATTAGTTTCAAGCATTTTAGTTTTATTTTTACTCTTATAATACCTCTCTAAACACGTGTAAATATAAAAGCTGCGGGAATGGATGGCATTAGTTTATTTTTAATACTCCACAACTACATTGAGGTTGTCCATCCCAGGTATATAAATCATACTTATGAACATGAGTTTTTTCTCCAAATCTTTTCTCACACAAATCACAATTACGATCTAACTTAGATTTCCAGGTACATCTTCCTGAAAGCAAACATATATCTTTTAACTCTTCATTAAGAATTGGATCTACTTTTTCAATTAAATTTTTAATTTGTTTGACTGCATCTTGCCATGCTGGATGTGCTTGGCTGGTTTGTCTTAATGCTAAAATATCTCTTAATGCTCTATAAGTAAATCCTGTTGTGATATGAGTTGGAACCCAAACTCCAAGAACATTGCGAGCATCTTGCACTTCAATTCCCATATCAATCAAATTCTTATATTGTTTGGTTATCAATCTTAAAGTTTCAAAATATTCCTTTCTCTTTTCAGGAGTATCAACAGATTTTACAAAATTTGGATCAAATTTGTCTACAATATTTTCATCAAGAACTGCAAATCTTAATGATTGTTCTGCATAAGAACATCCAACTCTGTGACGAATAAGTTCTCTTAAAAGAAATATAGGAACATCTTCAAAATAGAAATTGAATGATGCAAACTCTAATGGAGAATCTAATTTAGATTTACAGGTATCCTTAAAGGCATCAATTGCTTCTTCTCTGGTAATATTGTCAAGATTTGTAACTCCTTTTCCAATTCCTAAACTTAAAATTGCAGAAGCAATTGATTTCAATGGATCTTTTGTATAACTTAATAAATATATTTTCATATTTTTATTTTATTGCTTTAATTATAACATCTGACACTAAATTATTTACTTCATCCCCATATACCCAACTACTAACTAATTCAAAGTTGGTATTTTCTAAGTAAGGAAGATTATACCATTTATTTGTTTTTGAATCTTTACAAAAATATTTTTTAATAGTTTCATCTGTAAAAACTCTAACATGAGTTGGATCTTGATATGCTAACTGTGCAGGAACACAAGGGACAACTATGTGCATTAAGCCATTTGGTTTTAGAATTCTGTAACATTCTTCCATAAACCATTTTAGATTATTTATGTGTTCTAATATATGGCATGCTCTTATAATATCTACAAAGGAATCTTCAAATGGCAATGGTTGGGTTTCAAAGTTACAGATTACATTTGTATTTCCATCATGGGGATGCTTGTCTACTTTTATATATCCAGGAATATTTGTAAATCCAGCACCTAAATCAATCTTAACCTTATAGGGTTCTAATTCATATTCATTTTCAATTCCAGGAAATTTTTGTCTCAAATAATTTAATTTCATTTATTTATTTTCTTTATAAATTCTAAGAACATACCAGAATAAACCAAAAGATCTATTGCTGTATCTTCTAATTTTTCATCCACTTTCATTTCTCTTTTATTCACAATTGCATTTTGCAATCTTGCATATTTTCTTCTAATATCACAAAACTTTGCAACAAGTTCAAAATCATTATTTATTATTATCCGATTATCACTATAACTATTTGAACCGTCTATTATTCCATTATTGTAATCACTATTCTTTCTGGCATGCAACTCCAATGCTTCCATAAATACTTCTATCATTCCTGGTCTTGCTGTTGGAAATAACTTTTTTAATTTTTCAACTTCTTTAATTTGTTCTTTGTTCATAATCGTGAATATTGATTTTGAATTATTTGATAATTTATTCCAGTAGGTTTTAATATTGCTCCTATGCATTCAACCATTACAGGACTACGAAATTCTCCAGCACTGCAACAGAAGGCAAAAACAAGATTTTCATGTGGATATAATTCATTATAGCATAAGATAGTATCAACAAAAACTTTTAGTAATTCTTGAAACTCTTTTTGGTTATTCATAAAATGCATTATTTCTCCATATCCTTTTAATCCTTCTCTCCATGGATTTTTAAGATAGGATACATCAAACTTAAAGTTAGCAGGTGGTTCTCCATACTTCATCCCCCATGACATAAGAGTTATCATAGAAGTTCCTTTCTTGTTTCTTGCCAAGGTATAGAAGAATCAATTATGTGTTCAACTATTGATTTAGCTTGTTTAATAGTATTGTCCATTAATAATTTGCGATTGTGCAAGCCAAATCTTCCCACAGAAAAACAACCAAACTTAACAAAATTATCTATAAGTTCTGCTCTCTCTTCTCTGTTTATACTTACAACTTTTCCTGTCTTCCACTCAAATTCTTTTTTGGTATCTTTAACAAGAGAGAACTTTTTAAGAAAGAAATTTATATCTCTATTATTGGCAAATCCTCCAGAACTTTCAATTGATACAATTCCATTAAGAATTGAAAATCTATATATACTTGTTCTTTGACTTGGAATATAAATGTTTATTAACCAATTAGGAACTATTTTATCAACTTCAAAATTAGTAATTGAGATAGAAGAACTTCTATATATATTTTTAAATCCAAAAAACCTTTCAAAGAAGTCAAGTGGTAGAGTAGAGATAAGATAATCATATTTTATCCATATATTATCAGTATAAGCAATTTTATCATCTATGTTAATTTTTCTAATTGGTTGTCCAAATTTATAATTTTCCTTACCAGAGAACTCATACATTTCTTTTAACAAATCATTCATACAGTTTGATTCTGGCATAAAGACAGAGACTCTTTTTCCAATATCCATGATTGAAGTAGGATGTTGGACTTCTCTAGTTTTTTTAGAATATTCTAAAATATCATCCAAAGTCCAGTTGTGTCTTATATTTCCATACTCATCCATAATTCCATCTGTTAAGATTATAGATTTTATCTTTGTTTCAAATGGAAGTTCTGGAATTGTATGTAAATAATGGACTCCGTTGTGTAGATTCATTGGAAGTTCCTTACTGCTTTCAACTACTAAGAAATCTTGTTTATACTTTTTAACCCAGCAAGCTGCTCCCAAACCTCCCACACCAGCTCCTAAAATAAGAATATGAGTTTTTATAATTTTCATATTTTAACAACTTTTATTTTTACTTTTTCTAACAATTCTTTTCCTTCTTTTAAGCGATAATCATTTCTATAATACACTGTAAAAAATCCACTATTAATAATCAATTTAGCACAACTTTTACAAGGTAAATTTGTTATAAACAAAATCTTATTCTTAATTTTATTGTCTGCTTTGATAAGAGCATTAACTTCTGAATGTATGCATCCACAATTTCCTATTTCATCAGAATCACAAACATTGGGACCACCAGAATAATTTCCATTATATCCTATTGATAAAATACTTAACATAGTTGGATCTGTTATTACAGAACCAACCTTTAATCTTTTACAAGTGCTTCTGGTTGCTACAATTTCTGCCATCCTCATATACATTTCTTGTGTTGATATTCTATTATACATTTTTTTTAAATAAATTATTACCTTTTATTCTTCTTAATGCCTCATAAAAGTAATCAAAGTTTTGCAACCTAAATGCTTCTATGAATTCTCTTTCAGTATGCTCTTTAGCAAATTCAATCATGGCACAAATTCTTTTTTCTCTTCGTTGCATTCTTGGATCGTATCTTTCTCCAAAAAATGATACCATCCATTGTGTAACTCTTTCTTTTGATACACCAAAGCATTTTGCAATTTCTTGCAAAGTTAACAGATTCTTTCTCATTTCAGATAATTTGGCGAATCCTCCAACTAACTGATATTTGTGATTAAATTTAGATATTTCCATTTTAGTTAATGAACAGGTATAAGTGCTACTATCATTATAAACACTATTGCTGTTATTATTCCAATAATCATGTAAGTAATTTTTCTAATTTATCAATTTCTAAAGACAGTTGATTCAGATTCAATTCTTTAGTGCTACTTTCAATTATTTTTTCTCTAACCAATCTTTTCTTTATGGCTTCTTTTATTTCTTCTGGAGTTTTTCTTTTCAAATCTGCTACTTCTGACATAAGAGAATGGAATCTTTTTCTAAATCTATTCAAGGTTTGATTTGGAGTTTCTTGAATAAGATCTTCATCAATTTTGTCTTTTATTACAGATTCCAATGTCATAATGAATTCAGTTCCCTTTCTGACTTTCATCAAATCTCCAACTTCATTTATTCGCTCTTCATTAACAGAAAAAGTCAATTTATGGTCTCCTATAGCATTGGGACCGCTGTGATGGTCGTATGCAATTGGAAATTGGAATTTCATAATTCCAATTCTTCATCAGGAATTTCTTCTCCCATTCCCATATCCATCAATGGATTTACGGGTTCGTCAAGTTGCACAACTGGAACTTCTTTGGCTATTGCAGATGCACCATTTGTTAATCTTTCTTTGAATTTGGATGCAATTCCATCAAGATCCTTGAATTCAATCTTTTTGGTAGGAGTTGATATTGCCATAAAAGCAATTGCCAACTGATAGGCATTAAACCAACTATCAAATGTTCTTGGAGCAAAGGTTCCACCCTTTCCTGCATCTGGATTTTTTAACCAAATCTCATTACCCAATCCATCTCTGTCTGGTTTCTCTTCTACTTCACAAGTAATTTCCATTCCTACAGCGAAAGTATCAGACCATTTGCTTTTCCATGCTTTAACCTTAACTTCTTTGCCAGTTTCATCATCAACCAACATCGTGATGATTGCAGTCGCTCTTCCTTGGATGGTAAGAGGTTTGCTAACTAATTGTTTTATTTTGTATTTCATTTTAATACAGTTTTAATTTTAATAATTTTTCCTACACTTTGGACATCCGTGGAACTTTTTATCATATCGCTTTCCACAAGTTCTGCATTTATATGTTTTACTAACTTTTTTATTTTTCATTTGTTTGTTTTTAATTTACACTTAATAAATCCTCGTATTTACGACAATCGCAATAAGGTAAATGAAATTTCTCTGGCTTGTCATAAATATTATTCTCAATTTTTAATAATATGCCTTTAATCTGTTCAAACATCGCTCCATAATCAGTTATACTATGATTGCATCTCAATATCTGGGGATTTTCTTGACCGACCTTTGCTGCACTTTTCAAGAAAATTGCATATATTATTTCTGGAGGATGTTTCTGATTTAACTGGAATTGAGCCCAACTATAAAGAATTGTTTGTAATCTAAATTCTATACTTTTTTTATCCCAAAGTGATTTGGAAGATTTGAATTCAATAATTTTATCTTCTTTTGTAATTAAGTCAATCTTTCCGTGCATATTTATAGGAAGTTTCTCACCATTCATTGGATTTACCAATTCCAAGTCAAGCCATTTTTCACATTGTTTATGATTGATACCATATTGCTTATCCAATCTGTCTTGATTTTCTAAAAATGTTTTAATCATAAAGTTTCCTTGTTCAACTAATTTTGGATATTCATCCTTTTCGTCTTCTTGGAGTTGATTTATGTCTAACTTTTCAAGAAACACCTTTTCCCACTCCTTTCCTCCCTCTAAAATGTGCTGTATTACCTCGTGGAATGCACCACCCAACACTAATGGAGCTTTCTTAGATGGCAACTCTATTTTAGCTATATAACGATAGTAAAAGAGTTTTGGACAATCAATATAAGTTCCAATAGAACTTGGAGAAAATGATTTTAATTTAGAATGTTTTAGCATATTTGGCAACTTGTTTAGCAAATAATTTTCTTAGATATTCTTGTTGTTTTGGATTATAAATTATGATTTTCTTTTTCATAATAGGAAAGATTTTTTTCAAATCATCAGTTCCTTTTGAATTAATAATTTTATTGACATCATCAGCAATACCTTCAAATTCATCCCTCTTTAGATTCTCTTGTTCAGTTTCTTCCTTTTCAAATTCATCTGCCTCTACTTCTGAATAAACATTAACCAAACCTAAATGCTTAAGAACAGCCCTGTCATAACCTCGTTTTTCAGCCATAATAGCTAGGTAGCCACGTCCTCTGTTGGGAGCGGACACCTTGTTGGCTTCACCTAGCATAGCAGTTTCAGCTTCTCCGTGCAAGCATTTATGGTCTTTTCTTCCTGCATCACACAGGATTGTAACTCTAAAAAGATACTCCAATTCATTTTCATAAGACGGTTGGACAATGGGATCTGATACAAGGTACTTTTCTAAAATTCCAGCTACCTTGGCTAATTTCTGGACTCCATTGTGAGCCAATACCCATCTATTTGCTCTTTTAAGAAACCAACAATCGTCTTTACATATTATATCACTAACTCTGATTTCTTTACCTTTTGAATTAAGAAAAATAGATTCAATAATCTTTTCCTCAACTATTTTTTCTTCTTTTTTTACAATTTTTTTCATAATGGTATCTTAAATATTAATAATTTACCATACACTATATGAGAAATTTCCTCAATTTTTAGACCTGATACTGTTTCTTTGATTCCAAAAGCATTTGTTAAATTTCTTACTGAACAAAAATAATTTTTATGATTATTCTTTTTATTAGTAGAGCATCCAATCATTCTCCATTGGTCTGACTCGTCCTTGTCTAAATTTATCTTTTTTGCCAATAATATTGCAACAGTTCTTTTTTCTTCATCAACTAAAATTTTAGTAAACATATTTCCTTCTGGTAAATAAGTCCTAACGAACTCTGCACTGAAATGTAATATTCCTGATTTTCCAAGTGATATTGTTATATCACCTCTTATAAACTTATTTTTTTTTATCAAGGGTATAAAATTATATTTTTCTTTCATATTTATCTTTTAAGTTTATAATTTCCACCTTTGCTTCTTTTCCAATGAAATTCACATAAATCAATCTTATCACTCTTTGATGGAAGATTGCAGTAAAAACATTTTCTTTTTGGTTTTTCTTTTTTCACCTTTTGCATGCTATTTTCTATTTATCGCTGGATTTTATCGTCTTGTCATTGTGAGTCAAGACCGATTTACTTTTGTGTTCGGGATATCTCCCTAATTACAGGTTCAATCTAAAATCCAGCTATAAATAGACACAATGAATTAATTATTAAGAATTTTCTCTGCCAAATCTCTTATATCACTTTGCTGTAAACAGTCTCCCTGATTGTCTCCTTCTTGAGCAGATTCAATTTCTTTTCCGAATTGAATTTGTTGCTCTTTGGTCATTTGGGATAATATTTCCAAAGCCAAACTAACTGCTGTTCTTGTTAACATAATTTTTATTTCTTAATTTTAATCTGTTTTTTATTATTTATTACCAATCTAATGCCAAACTTCATACATTCCATCAATACTCTATCTATCTTTTCAGCCATTCCTTCAACATTAAATCCTTTACTGCTAAAAGAAGAACTGAAAATCTTACAAATCCTTTTTCTGCTATCCATTATAAACTTTTGCGATTTATCCATATTTTTTATCTTTTTACTTCCCACTAATCCAAGTGGTTTGGCGACATTTATTTAACTTCCATAAAACTATCTTTTTGTAGAGCTTTGCCTAATGCCTTGATCGCTTCTATTGCTTCAGGTTCTTTGATTAGAGTTGTTTCTATTTCCATTGATTCCTCAACCTCATAACTAATCGTCATTCCATACTGGTCTTCACTAACATAATTTATATTTTTCATTTTATTCTCCTTTTAATTTTAATCTGTGGCCGACCTTTGATTGATAATTGGCTTGCGAGAAGAGAGAAAGTGCCACCGAGCACTTGTACCGTTTGAACAGGCTGGCACACCCCACGGTCTTATCTTCTCGGAGTTTACTCTCTCCTCTCAAAAACCAATTATCTTTTTTTAAATAAACCTTTGAAAAGTTATTTATACGAGACTTTTCACGAACATCTTAATGTTCAAACGCTTAACCCACCGAAGTTGTGAGAACTTTAAGTTCTTAATAAACGAGCATCTATAGATGTAATTTGGAGATGGTTTATTAAAAACTTATTTATTCTAACAACCAATAATTTTTCAAAGTTCTTTCAACTGCTTACTATAAGTATACTCTCTTTTCAGAAAAAAGTAAAGCCCTTGTTATTTTTCTAATTCCAATTTGCCTCCTCTTTCAATCAACTATTGTAAGTATACTTCTTTTAAATAAAAAAGTAAAGCCCTAAAAACATCCCCTAATAACGGCTTAAATAAGCCCTTTCTCAAAAAGTTATCAACTGTCGTGATTTTTAAACATTTTTATAAAATACAAAATAATAAAAGTTATCAACTGTTCAAAATTGGTTGTTTTTATATCAAAAAAAGAAAAATTATTTGATGTTGCTTTACTTTTTGTAAGAAATGGCGTATACTTACAAGGAAAGTAAAAAGTTGGCAGGGCTTTACTTTCTGGAAGAAAAGAGGTATACTTACAAAAAGTCAAAGGATTTTACTTTTTAGAAGAGATAGAGTATAATTAGAATTGTTAACAATTAAAAAGAAAGGATTACATTCAGTCGCATACAGGGAGACAGGAAGAAATCAAGGTGGCTCTTGCTTCCTTGCTCTTCCTGTAGCCGATTGAATATGAGAGCCACTATGAAAAAAGAAAAATTAAATAAAAAAATATTCAGACCAGATTTTATTCCTGTTTTTCCAGAAACACTTGAGAATGAAAATCTTGAACCAATATATATAATATTATTAGGAGTGATTTATTGGTTGGAAAGAATAAAAGGAGAATGTAAAGTTTCAAATGATTATTTAGCAAATCTTCTTAATTGCAAAATCGGAGTAATTGAAAGAGGACTTTTAAGATTAGAGGATGAATTATATATAAAAAGATTCTTTAAAGACAAAACAAAAAGACACAGAGAAGTAATAAAATGTCTGTTAACTATATCCCTACAAAAAAATACTAAATCAAAAGGATTAGAATTAGACCCTCTGAAACAAGGGTCTAAGATTGGGATAGACCCTCTGAAACAAGGGGAGAGTATTAATAATATTACTTTATCTAACGATAAAGATAATATGCATTCTTTGAAAGAAGTAGAGGAATTCTTTATATCCGAGGCTGAGAAACAAAGAGGATTCAAACCTGAAAGAAGATTCGCCTCGGAAAAGAAAAGGATCTCGGATCTTCTAAAGAGATATTCTGTTTCTGACTTAAAAGAAATTATTGGATTTTACCTAAACCATGAAAAATCAAAAAAGAACGGATTATCACTTCTCATCGCTTTAAGCACTGATACTCTTAATCTTTGGTTGGACAATAAAGGAAAATTTACAAGTAAGAATTTACCTTCAATGGTTTATTGATATGGATATATTTAACAGAAAATTAGAAGAAGAGATAAGAGAAAATGAAACTGAACTAAAAGAGATTGAGGAAACTATACGAGAAAATAAAGCTCTCCAAGAATACACAGGAGGATATAGAATTATAAAACAGTCTGAATCTTTAGAAGAGATTAAAAAACGGGATGGAGAAAATTCAGAGGTATTTTTAACAAAAATTCCAACTTTAGATAAAGCAACAGGTGGATTCAGAAGAGGACAATTGATAGTTGTTTCTGGTCCAACTGGACAGGGTAAAACTTCTTTTTGTCAAACTTTAACAGAGAATTTTTATCTACAAGGTTATAAATGCTTATGGTTTACATTTGAAGTCCCTTTGGTTGAGTTTGTTGAGAAATTCAAAGATGCACCCGAATTTTATGTTCCTAGACAACTAAAAGATTCAAATCTTGAATGGCTGCAACTTAGAATGAGGGAAGGGATTGCAAAGTACGGGACAGAAATAATTTTTATTGACCATTTACATTTTCTTTTAGATTTTAAGATGCTTGCCAGAGCTACAAACACTTCAACCTTGATTGGAATGATAATGCGGGAATTAAAAAAGTTTGCTATTAAATACAATATCACAATTTTTCTTGTTGCACACTTGAGGAAAACAAGATTTGAAGACGATCCTAATATAGATGATTTAAGAGACAGTTCATTTATTACTCAAGAAGCAGATGCTGTTATTCTAATGTGGAGAGACAAACAAAAAGACGCATCAGCAGTAGGAGGAATAAGATACACAAACAAGGCAAAATTACTTATACCTAAAATCAGGAGAACAGGCAAACTTTGTTATGTCAATTTAGTTTACAACGAAAACAAATTTTCAGAAGAAGCAGAAGAGCAAAATTATGGAGAATAAATACGATCCAACAGATCCATTTGTAAAAGAAATGGAAAAGAATAGATTGATAATTGAAGCAGGTAGGAATTCTGTTAATATAAAACTTGAAAAGAAATTTATGAGATTGCAAATTAACAATATGACTTTAATATTAAAAAGATTATTTGAAAAGAAAGGAACTCCAGAGCAATGGAACAAAATGAAAATAGTTTGGAAGAGTATCATTGATTTTTATAAGAAAAAAGACATGGTATAATATAAATGTTCGTTTTAGGGCTTTACAAAGCAAAAATACAGGTATCAGTAAATCGTCCCTTTACTTTTTAGGAAAAAAGAAGTATAATTACAATAGATTTGGAGATCCTCGTAGTCATCCGAAATCTGGTTCTTACGAATATTTATAAATGCTTTTGTAGCCCAGCTGCATTTGAATTGCTTTAATGAATTCAACAGCACATTTTGCTTTAATTAAAGCATGGTGAATTATTCAATAATTTACCTATGTTTATAAATAAATCGGAGTTCTGGTCGGTAGGATGGCTAAAGAAGGATTATAAAATTATGCCAAAATATAAATTGACAAAAGAGCAAGTGGAAGAGATAGGAGTTCTTTATCGGCAAGGTAAATCAAGCACAGAATTAGGAAGGCAATTTGGAGTTGACCATACAACTATTTTGTATCATATCAATCCAGAAATAAAAAGAAGAAGAGGAAATACACAAAGTGTTTATAAAGAATTAAAAAATAAAAGTCAAGCAGTGTGTAAATTTTCAAAAGGAAGTTATTATCAAGAATTATTAGAGAAAAATGACCCAAAGGATCTTCCGATATCAATTATTTATAAGAACAGGATGATAAAAAGATGAAGGAATGCAAACATCAATCTTTCGAGTTTGATAGAAATGCAAGAGAGTATAAATGCCAATGGTGTGGAGAAACTGAAATTGAAATAAAGATTAAAGAAAATAAGAAGAAGAGAGATGAGAAGGTAAAGGAAATAAGAAGTGAGTTGTAAAATTAGGGAAATGGTCGGGTTTTGTTCTTTAAGAGCTGGGATGGCTGAACAATACTCTCTGTTTAGGAGTATAAAGCACAAGGGAATGTCTGAAGAGACAGGAACTTGGTAAGTGTGACAACTACATGACTAAAAATACTAAACATCCACGTCTAAGGGTTTATCAGCTGTAAATTTTATCCTTAGTCCCAGCTTTTAGAGAATAAAATCTCTATACAAATAGGTCTGGCTAGCCATTTGGTTCCCATGAGGGAATGGGTAAGGAGTAATCCGCTCGTAGCCAAATATGAATCATAAAAGTAAGAAACCAATAAGAAGAAAGTGGCGAAGAGAAAAACGCCATGGTTATGCTACAGAAGGAAAAATGAGAATAGAGAAATTTTATAAGAAAGAATATATAAACAATAAAAGAGAATTAATAAAATGTTAGTTACAATAAGATATCTTGCAGACAAATTATGGATAATATATGCACAGAAAATAATGAAATGGAATTTTTTGCTTATTTCAAAAAATAAAGAACAAACAGAATTATATTCAATAACATTTTGTGATAATGGAGAGTTGATGCACAATATTCAATCAACAATAAAAGATTATTTATTAAGTAAGAATTTATAAAATGTATAATAATTTTATTAAGACAATTCAAACAATCCTAATGTTGGTTTTTATTTATTATTTTTTGGTAAAGATGAATCAAATACAGATATTAATACAATTACTAATAAATCATTTTGATAAATAATTTGATAAATAATATGCCAGCACCTCTTGGAAATAAATATGCATTAGGAAATAGAAGTAATTTAGGAATAAGAGCCTATACTGCTAAATTTATTTTAGAAACAGCAGATAAATATTTTAAGAAATGTTTTAAGAAAAAGATTCCAATTACAATTACAGGATTAGGATTGGCAATTGGAACCACAAGGAAAACAATGATAGAATATGCGAAAAGAGATGAAGAATGCGGAAACGCTATGAAAAGAGTTGTTGGAATAGTTGAAGATTTTTATGAAGCAAGATTATCAGGAAATAGTCCAACAGGATCTATATTTTGGTTAAAAAATCATGGATGGTCAGACAAACAAGAAATTGAGCATTCAGGTTCAATATCATTAAAAGAATTATCAAGGGTTTCAAAAGAGAAATAATGGATCAGGAAGATATAGAATTATATAAGAAATATAAAAATAGTCCAATATTCTTTATAGAGGGCATTTGGGGATTGATTCCACAACCAGTATTAGAAGAATGGAAAGAAAAGGTTAGTTCTTTAATAGCAGATAAAAACTTTAAAGATATTCATAAAGAATATTTTGGAGAATTTATTAAAGGAAAATACATTACATGGCAACAGTGGATAATCTTATTGATGGTAGAGAATGCAATCAAAGGAGAATCAAAAAGAAAAATCTCTGTAGTATCTGGACATGGAATTGGAAAAGATGCATGTTTAAGTTGGTTGATTATTTGGTATCTTTTTTGTTTTGAGAATGCACAAGTTCCTACTACAGCACCAACATCAGAATTGATGCATGATGTTTTGTGGAAAGAAATAAAAGTTTGGCTTGATAGAATGGAACCACAACTTTCAAATCTTTTTGATTGGACAACAGGATATATTAGAGTAAAAGAAAGTCCTGAAACTTGGTTTGCAAGGGCTAGGACAGCTCGTAAAGAGGCTCCAGAGGCAATTGCAGGGGTTCATGGAGATTATGTATTTATTGCAGTAGATGAAGCATCAGGTGTTCCAGAAGAAATTTATAAATCAGCTGAAGGAAGTTTGACTGGTGAAAATGTTTTAGTAATCCTAATAGGAAATGGAACTCGTAATGAAGGATATTTTTATGATACTCATCATGCTTTTGCCTATATGTGGCAGACAATAAATTTTGATAGCAATGATTCACCAATTGTTGAACCAGATTTTATACAAGGAATAATAGATAAATATGGAATTGACAGTGATGAATATAAGATTCGTGTATCAGGAAATTTTCCAAGTGCAGAGCAAATGGATGAGAAAGGATGGATTCCACTTATTGCAGAGCATCAAATTAATCAAGTATCATTTGATACTCAATTCACAGGAAGAATAAAATTGGGAATAGATCCAAGTGGTGAAGGAGACGATATGACAATTTGGAAAGGACGAGATAATTTTATTGAAAAGACAATTGCAAAAGAAAGCACATCAACATCAAAGACAATTGCGAGAAAAACTGTAGAACTTATTGACCATTTCCAATTAAATAGTTTTGATGTCGTAATAGATAACTTTGGAGAAGGAGCAAATGTTAGTAAAGAAGTTATGAGCATAAGACCAAAAGAAGGAAAGGTGTCACCATATCAAACAAGAGGAGTTAATTGGGGAGATGATGCGACAGATAAGGAAATTTATTTAAATAAAAGAGCAGAATGTTATTTTCGTTTAAGGAATTGGTTATTGAAAGGTGGTTCTGTGACAGATGATACTACCAAAAGAGAAATAATAGGAATAAAATATCGGAATAACTTACAAGGCAGAAAGCAAATAATGGACAAACCAAATATGAAAAAGATTTTAGGAAAGAGTCCAGATAGAGCAGATGCTTTGGCTTTGACATTTTATGATGAAGAAAACATAATGGGAGAGAATTATTATATTGAACAAGCACAAATAGATAATAAATTTGATAAGTGGGGATTATTTAACGAGGTTTAATAAACAATAAAATATATATACATGCCAGATGAAAAAAGTCCATTACTGGAGGACAAAGACAAACCAGTAAAGATACCAAACTATAGTCCAGACGAGATTAAGTATCTCGGAAGGTTGCAATCAAGATTAGAATTTGCCAAAACTCAAAGAGACAGTCCACATGATGAATTTGATGGAATGTCATATGTGGAATATTGGCAAGACAATGAGAAAGGTGGCAATACTTATATTGAGCCGAAGAAGAATAAAGAAGATACAACATTTCAATCTGGAATCATACGCCAGAAGATTTTCGCATTGCTCTCAAGTTTAATGAATTTGGATCTTAGTCCTGAAATTAATGCCTTTGATGAGAATGATATCCAAAATCAACAATTAGGCAATGCTTTAGAAGACATCATAGAAAAGACAAGTGAAATGGACGAAGATGATGAAAAGAAAGTTTTAAGAACTTATACATTATTAAAACAAGGCGATGTCTTTGTTGAAGAACTTTGGGATGAAAGATACATAAAGGACAAGGTTTCACCAGAAAAGATTAAATTTGATGGCAAGATTACAGGTGTTAGTTGGACGACAAGATTAAAGAGAGCCATTAGCAAACCAACTCGTAATATAATAAATGGTTTAGGAGTTTATTTAGGAAATATCCGACAATACGATTTAAGATTGCAACCATTTATTTATACAGTAGAGATAAAGGACGAAGCAGAAACAGAATCAATTTATAGTAAATGGGAAAGATGGGAATTTGTTACTAAGATGGCTCAACCATCAACAGATAAGTTTCCTGCTACTCTTTATAATAACAATTGGAGATTGTTAGATACCAAAGAAGGACAATACGAAATTATTAAATACCAAGACAAATGGAACAATGAATTCTCAGTTATTATCAATGGAGTTTTGATGACACCTGTAGGACTTCCATTTTCTTGGGGATATAACGAATACAATATTACCCAACAGCACTATGAACCAATAAGCACAAACTTTGCCTATGGAAAATCACTCACAAGAAAATTAAAAGGCAAAGATGCAACTTACACAGAGGCACTAAGATTGGCAATTCTTAAGATGCAGAAGAGTTTTATGCCAGCAAGAGCAAATTTATCTGGAAGAGTAATAAGTTCTAAAATCTTTATGCCAGGAAAAGTGACAACTGGAATAAATCCTAATTCTGTTCCTCCTTTAGATCCTAATGATTCAACAGGACCAACTGCTTCGGAGTTTAATATGATCCAAGAATTAAAAAACCAAATTGATAATGATTCTGTTAATCCCACATTTCAAGGACAGACGACAAAAGGAAATACAACTGCAACAGAGATTTTAGAAATGCAACGACAAGCTAAATTAGTATTAGGAATGACAGTATTATCTGCTACTTTGCTTGAATACAAATTGTCTTGGTTGCGACTTTATAACATTTTGAAGAATTGGTTTGAACCAATAGACGATAAAGTAATTGAAGAAAAAGCAGGAACTGAAGATGTTAGAAAAGTTCTCCAAAATAAATACCGAACAATAAATATCTCTAAACCAATTGAAGGTGAAGGAATGGGAAGAAGTATTGTTAAAGTATCTCAAACAATCCCAAGTCCACAAGACATATATAACGAAGAAGAAACACTTGGTGAACAAACAGGAACACCAACTCGTATTACTTATCTGAATCCCGAAGAGATTGTATTGAGTAAATGGATTTGGCAGATTATGATTCGTCCAAAAGAAAAGAAGACAAATGAAGTTAATAAATTATTAT